ACATCGTCGTTATCAAGAGTAATTGTAATTGCGTACTCAGTATCGTAATCAACAGCTTTAATAATTACTTGAGCTTTAGTGGGCCTATAGGTTCCACTGATGTTACTAATGTTGTAACGAGTTAAAGTTTCAGTTGCGTCATAAGTAACTTTCTTTTGAATATTTGTTACAAATACATAATCTTGAAACGACGTAGCCCTAAAGCGATCACGAGCCCTTCCAGAACCACGAAGGTATTCAAGATTGGTAGAAGTAATATTGCTAAACGTTTGCTCAACAGGAACCACCTCAGGAAGTATCCCTGAAATGGGTTCAATGTTTGAAATACCAGTTACAAACGTGTAGTTAGATTCAATAGTTAAAGTTACTCCTGTTGTTGTAGCTGTTGCGTTTTTGCTAAGAGTAATGCGTGAACCAGCTACATCAATGTCAGTAATAACAGTTCCACTTGGAATACCAGTACCAGTAATCTCAACACCAACAAAAATGTCAGTCATACTGCTGACACTTTGGATTACAGCAGAACCATTAGTAATGTTTCCAGTGCGGCTAACGGTCCTACTGTCGTCAGCAGCAATCAAAATAAAGCGTTCATCACTACTACGGTTGTAAACAAACAACCAAGCTTCATCCCACTTGATCGGGTTAACCAGAGTAAGACCACCAGCGTTCTTAGTAAGCGTATCAATGCGCTTAAGAGGCACAGAACCTAGACGCTTCTTAAGACCCTCAACAAGATCACAAACACCGTTCTCAAGTGACTTGGCAAAACCAGGCAGCATCAAGCTATCTGCCTGTTGGTTAACTCCTTTATTTAGTGGTGCAATGATCTGGCTGAAAAGTTCTCTTGACATTAGCGGCTCAGAATATCAGGACCAAAGTTAGTAATTACACGACCAGCGTACATATCATCAGGACCACTAATGAAGTTGTAGTTTTGTGACATATCCTCAGTACGCTTGAGGATCTTTAAAGCTTCCTTCTCGTCTTCAGCTGTGTAAGCTTCAATACTAGAACTAGTTACAGCACGGTTAGCAAAAATTCGTCCAGCACGAATCATGATGTACCGACGACCTGTTTCTGGGATGCTGTCCCAATCAAGCTCTTCAACAATCTCAGCAACCAAATTAGTAGCGGTCCCAACGACAGCAACACTAGCAGTTGCTCTTAGGTCGTATGAGTTCCTAAGGCGATCAAAAAGCCTAATGCCACGAAGAACAAAACGTTGATCTGGGTACGCCAAAGGGTTAAACCTAACAGCCAAAGTATTGCTAGGTAGATTTGATTGGCCTGTAGCAGTGTCCAGAGGAATGGAGTCATAAAGCATTGTGTTCCAAGACCATCCTGCACCCTGAACTTCACGACTGATCTCAGTCAGTGTACGCTCTGCCAGTGAAGCATCTCCAGGTACAGGAGCTGTAAGGCTATTAACAGGTGCTTCCCCAATAATTGAAAGAAGCGTATTGACTGCGTCTAGTTTTGAGGTACTCATTATTTAGGCACAAAAAAGGGGAAACGAACTTCTCGCTTCCCCCATTGTATGTGTATTTGACTAGTTAGCTAATCAATACGGGTTGCCATCAGACAGAAGGCTGACAGAGCACTCAGGACGCAGCACACCGTGGCCAACAGCATAGCTGGCAACCATCATGGTGGCTTGAGTCATGGCCTTGTACTCAGCACCAGTCATCTGCATCGAAACGTCTTTCAGAGAGACGGTACCAACAGCTTCTTTGGTGAAGCAGAGGCCGAAGCAGTTAGCAATGGAGCTGGTGTTACCCTGCTCATCCTGGTAGTAGTCATAGGTACCAGCAGCAGCGGAACCGTTAGAACCGTCCTTACCGTTGATGTAGTTAGGACGCTCGCCACGGGTAACAGCAGACTGGTTGTTCAGACCAACGTAGGACTGACCAGAAGTGTAGCTGTTAATACCAAGGTGGTTAGAGGTAACCAGACGGAAACCAGCAACGCTAAGAACGTTGTTACCAGCGAAGGTACCATTACGACCATCAGCACCGTTGAAATCAGTGCTAATTGCACGATCGCTTTGGAGGATGTCGTAGTAAGCACCAGGGCTCAGAACGGTAACGCGGCCTTCCTTAGGAGCATCTTTTTCGTCCAGCACTTGGCAGGCCTTGTAAAGATTCTCAACAATCAGGTTGCCACGAGCAGCGCGGTTAGCAGCACCGTTCAGGTCAATACCAGTGAAAGAAGTACCACCGGGCATCGAGTTCAAAACGAACAGACGCTCACCAACTTGGAAACCAACGCCAGTACCGGAACCAATAGAACCGATAGGGTTGATGACGAAAGTGGCAGCACCGTTGGTAGGAGCAGTAGTAATTACACCGTAGTTACCAGAGTTCTCACCGTAGACAACTTCGCCAACAGCCCAGTAGCCGAGTTCGGCAGTTTGGAAGTTAGCAGAAAGCGTAATGGTGTTGGTGCTGACAGAAGCGTAAGTACCGCCGTTCAGTTGGAAACGCTTGGAATCCCAATCCTTAACGCGACCGTCAGATTCGGTAGCAGCAAGAATGGTACGTGCCAGACGCTGGTCATAAGCACGGGCCAAAGCACGTCCCAATTCGGTCGAGTAGATGCTCCGAACGTCCCAATGAAGTTTGGCTTCATCGAGATCGTAGATGGAAGCATCAGCAATCAGCAGGTCATCAATGGTGATGATCTTTTCGCCAATCATGCCTTTGTTACCTTGGCCGGTGATGAAGTCACCAGGACGGTGGTAGCGGCTTGAGAAGCGACCAGTGATTGGGAAGGAAGCGGATTTGCCCGAAGAGATCGAGCGCTTCATGGTCAGGTCCTTGAAAACCGTCTCACGGTTGAAGGTCGTCAGAACTTCACCAGAAAAGATTTTAAGGAAGTTAGTGTTTTCAGCTTCGTAGTTGCCGGAGGCAGAACCAGCGTTGTATTGAACGCCGTTAATACCACCCAACCGCGAAAGCGAGGCATTAAGATCAGCCATCGTTTTGTGTTTGGAAGAGTTTACGTACGCTCGCTTCGCACTGTTGTTATCGCCTCAGCGGCAACAATACTTACGTTCGTTAAGGAAATACTAACCCCTAGGACCTAAAACGTCACTACGGATGAGTTTGTCTTGAACGTCTTGGGTGTAAGCAGAATCATTCAAATACCTTGAATCATTCATTGCTGCCATGACTTCAGCAGTAGAACGGAAGACATCGCTGCTGTTACCAGACAGACGACCACCCATTAGTTCAGGCTCAAATCCAGCTTGGTCTTGATACGCAAAGTACATGGATTGCAAAGCATTCCGAGCGCGGTAATAGTCACCGCTATTTACTTCACGGTTGTAAGCTTCGATTTCTTCTTGGTTAAGATTCTCGTTAGCCCACTGCTGAACAGCTGAGAAGTTATCAGCGCCACCAATGCTGTCAACAATGGTTTGTTCTTCTTCTTGCGAAATCGGTTCAAATCCACTTGCTTGATCTTCAGTTTCATCAGTAGTTTCTTCAGTTTTGTTGTAACTACCGTTGTTGCCAAGTTTCTTTTCAAGCTCTTGATAAGCCTTAAGAAGATCATCAGCTGAACGGAACTTACCAGCAATAAGTTCTTCTTGTTGCTCCTTTTCAGCACCTTCAAGAATTTGAAGATCCTGTTCACTATATGGACCTGTGGGGTTACTAATCACCCCATCTGCAATAATTTCCATGATATCAACCGATACGGACGGTCATATCTGGATAAATCCAAACAGGACGTTTGGCCTTAGCAGCAGCAACGTACTGATCGTAAACAGCAGGCTTCTCAGCCTTTAGCTGCTCAATCAATTCATCCATCTTGCTGCGGGGTTCAGCTTTCTTAGAAGGCTTCTCCTGCTCCACCTGGGGCTCCTGCTCCAGAGGCTTCTTGGGCTGTGCGGACTGTGTCATTTTGAGCTTTGACTAATGCGGCCTGTTTAGCAGGATCGTTATTAGGATCCTGTGCGGCCATTTGTTGCTGCATCATCATAGCTTGCTGTTGCTCTTCACCCATGAGATCCTCATCAGATTTAATGAGTTTGTAGGTATCAAGACCATCAGAAGCAGCAAGACGTGTGATCAACTCCCTAGTGTTGACGTACTTGCTCATTGCTTCAGGACCAACGGTTGCAGCAAGTGTTTGCAAGAACTGCAGTAGTTTTGCTTTATCGTTGCCGCGACCAAGAGCGTCAATACCAGTTGTGATCTGTGGTTTGACCACATTCTTAGGAAGCTTAGGAAGACGCCCCTGACGCTCCATAAGGGCCATCTTGCGGTTAACAAGGGGCAGCTGCAATTCAATACTAAGAATTGAATAGACTCCACCCAATCCTGATTCCAGCTCCTGTGCAACCATTCTGATCTCTTCCGCTGTAACTCGGTCCCGACCTTGAGTACCAGCTTGAATGGCGCTGTTAAGAAGGAACGCAAAGCTAAGACGCTGCTCAATACGAGCAATGGTATTAAGAGCAACGGTTAGGTCAGCCTGCTTCTGCATTTGCAGAGGAGCCACGTCATTGACATCACCAGCAACGATGGATCCATTGGCAGCCCTAGCAAGTGCATCAGGACGTGTTGTGCCGTTTGGCTTGCAGAGGAAGATGATCTTGGCAGCTGCTGCTGAACCTTCAACAATGGCTTTAGACAGGTATTCAAGGCTCTTAAGGTCTCCAAGTAGCTCTTCGCAATAGCCACGACCGTAGGCTTCATGAGCCACACGGAACATACGAAGGGGAATCCAAGGACTCTTATCAATAGGAACAGAACCCTTCTTACCAATAGGTTTGTTATAAGCCTCTTGATACCAGTTACAGCGATCTGCTTTGTAATCCCAAGTTACGTGGGTGTACAGAAAAACTGTCTTGTCTACGTACCCACCATTACTATTCTTAGGAGCAGCGCCATCAGGAAGCACGTCAGGATTGACTTCTTCCCTAACGACAACTTCAAGAATATTCCCTTCGGGGTCACGGTTCAGTACAAACGATTTAAGCGGATAAACCCTAGTGCCTTTTTCAGACACGTAAAGCAAAGCGTTGCCACCAATGATCA